AAGAAACCGTCACTAATTGTAGTGACAACATTAGCACAGCAACTCGCGAGCTGTGCTCTAAATTGAATATACCATTAAATTTAGATATTACACGCGAGATTGAAGGGTTGGTGGCTTTGGCCATCACCCTTCGTGGTTGCAAGACTTATACGTCTTGCGCTAGTGCTATATTTTTATATGCACGTAGTTATTATTCAGGTTCTATTTGTAATCAGTTGAAAGAATACATTTATGAAATATTAGCTATTGAGCCACAATCAGGAGATGAGAAACAAATTGACAACGAATACGTGTCCTTTATGCAGAGTATCCAAGATAATTGGAATGTTTGCAAAAGTAACAAATTGTTTTCTAATTTATCCAAGATTACTGGGCTCTTAGTCACATTGAATTTATGTAAGGCATCAGCTTTGACAATGTCAGTTAGCGATTTTAAATTGTTTGAACCAGATTTAGCTTTAGTACATAGTAAAACAACTGATATTGTTGATGTTGTTTTGTCTACTGTTACGTATTTTGTTGAAGCAATTTATATGTCCATTAAGACAAAATCCCTTAAACCATTTCTATATGATAGTAAAAGTGCAGTTGAACTCGATGAAGAGTTTGCTAACATATTGTTATGGTGGGATTTAGTTAAGAATGGCAATTTAGAACGTGTCGCCAATGTAACAGAATCAGAATTTGATATAAGATTAGAACGTTTGTGTACCAAAGTTAAACCATTAGTTACTGCAGCAAAAGGATTGGAACGTAAGATAATGTCAGACCGTCATATGAAATTACTTGGTATTAAGAATGATTATATTACTCTTAAAATTAGTAGTGGTGTTAGACGATCACCCTTCGCAATTGAGCTTTACGGTGAATCAAGCCAAGGTAAAACGACATTTGGTGACCAAATAGTCGATGCTTTATTGTGTAGTGCTGGTTTACCTATGGGTAAAGAATACCGCGCCTCATATAATCCTAGTGATAAGTATATGTCTAATTGGGCCACTAATAAACAAGTTTTATTTATGGATGATGTGTCTAATGATAAAGCTGATTTTGTTGAGCGTCCTCCAACACGTGTTATAATTGATGTTTGTAATAATCAGCCATACTATGCCAATATGGCTGATTTGGAAAGCAAAGGTAAAGTTTTTGTTGAACCTGCCCTTGCTATTGTTAACACCAATGTTAAACATTTGGATGCTCATGTATATTCGAATTGTCCTTATTCCATTCAAAGACGTATGAATGCTGTTATTACTGTTAAAGCTAAACCTCAATACCAATATATAGTGGATGGTAAACCACAAGGTATTGATGCTAGTAAAATTAGAAATGAATATGCAGATAAGGGTATTTCACCTACATTTGATGACATTTGGGTTTTAACAGTTGAGAAGGCTAGACAACCTCATGATATTGGTGATCTCGCAAAATACTTGCCAATTTCTTATAAGGGACAATTGCTTAAAGATGTATCTTTTAGAGTGGTAGTTCAATATTTAATAGATGAATTTAAACGTCATAGATTAGATCAAGATTGCATTTTGTCTCGTATGAGAGAACGCTCTCAGGAAGTGAGACAATGTGGTGTTGATGGTTGTAATCAGATGCATGGATATTGTGATAAGCATTGTGATTCCATGGAGAATCAATGGGGTGAGGAAATTACCCTTAATGCAATGCAAGTTTTCAATACCATGTATAATAATTATTATTATAGTGTTTTGTCTGATATTATTACACCTAACACAAGTATTGATTCTTTTTGTCGTTATGTTTATGGTTGCGTTAATTTGTCGTCATTTTTGAAATTATATAAATTAATGTCATCAATTTGGTTCGTATTTATTCTCTTTAGCTGCTTTATTTGTAATAGATCAACTCCATATTTGTTCGTTTTATGTATTTGTGTGCAATTTTGGTTGCGCACAATTTTGTTTAATTACAAATATAATTATGTGTTGCGTAATTGTACTCTGAGTGATATAGTTAATTCTATGAAGCGTAAATATGTAAGTATGGCTTGTGCTTCGAGCGCGGTCATAGCAGTTATTTATGCTTGTGCTTATATGTACAAGAGTTATAATTCATTTAAACAACAAGCAAATTTGGAGCCTGTTACACTTGAGCAAATTGAGAAGAGAGATGCTGAAGAATCGCCTTGGACTAAAGTTACACAACGTTCTTTACCAGTATCTGAAGTTAGTTTAACAACAGCCACTGATGATTTATTGAAAGTAGTTTCTCGTAATTTGGTTTATGGTTCTGTGGTTGCAGGAGATAAAGTTATGATGGTTAACGGATTATATCTTAAGTCAAATGTTGTAATTATACCAAGTCATTATTTTACTGAACGTAGCTTAGTTGTTACTTTCAGGAAAAACAATCCACAATCATGTGGTGGTAAATTTACAACTACTTTGGCTAAGAGTACATCTTTTCGTATACCTAATACTGATTTTATGCTTTGTTATACACCAAATGGCGGTTCATTTCGGGATTTGACACGTTGGTTTCCACTAACCAATATGCCGGCCTCGCAATTTACAGCACTTTGGAGATCAAAGGATGGTGAGAATATGAATATTTATGGTCTCACCAGTCCTTGTATGACGAGTAATGGTGTTTGCAAATTTGCTGGTGGTGTTTACGCTAATTTATCTATAGATACTTTTAAAGGTATGTGTGGTGCTACTTTGGTTTCACATGGTAAAGCTGCTTCTATTATTGGATTACATTTGGGCGGTCGTACTGGTACGAAGAAAGGTTGTTATGGTTGTATTACGCAATCACAAATTGCAACCGCTTTGACTAGATTGCGTCACATGGAATCCGTGATGATAACTGGCTCAGCTGAACAATTTGAGAAGCAGGTATTATCTGTAGATGTGTTAACTGAGCAGCCATTGCATCCCAAATCAGCTGTCAATTACATGCCACATGATTCACAGGTTGAGTATTTAGGATCCTGTATTGGACGTGCAGCATCGGTAACAAGTGTACAAGTTACACCTATTAGTGAAATAGTTACTGAAGTTACAGGCGTTGCCAATAAATGGGGACCACCTAAATTTAAGCCTGATTGGTTTGGTTGGCAGGAATGTTTATCTAATTTGTCTAACCCAGCTAAACCTTATGATCATAATTTACTTAATATTTGTATTGGTGATTATAAGGAGCCATTGATTAGATTGGCCAAATCGAAAATGTGGAACGATATGCGTCCATTAACAAATTTGGAAAATTGCTGTGGAATACCGGGAAAGAAATTTGTTGACGCGATTCAATTAGATACATCTATTGGATATCCTTTAACAGGGCCTAAGCGTAATTACATAGTTAAATTGGAACCCACGGATGATTATTCAGAACCATGGAAGTTTAATGATCTCATAATGAAGGAAATAAATAGATGTGAGGATTGTTATTTGAATGGTCAAAGAGCTTACTGTATAGCTAAAGCATGTAAGAAGGATGAAGTTTTGGCAAAAGATAAATGCCGTATATTTTATAGTAATCCGATAGCTTTAACATTTTTGATTCGTAAGTATTATTTGCCTTTAATTCGATTTTTACAAATGAACCCTTTATTGAGTGAGTGTGCTGTAGGTATTAATAGTCATGGACCTGAATGGGATCAATTTCACAAATTTGTAACACACTTTGGTACAGATAGAATCATTGGTGGTGATTATGGTAAGTATGATCAAAAGATTCCTTCACAATTATTATTAGCGTCATTACGAATATTATTGGATATAGCCAAGGTTTGTGATTATAAAGCAGATGACTTGAAAATCATGGAAGCTATGGCTGGTGATATAGTTTATGCTGTAATTGCGTTTAATGGTGATTTAATTGGTTTAACAGAGGG